TTGGACTCAGCAGCAGCAGCATTCGGGTTACGCCGTGGCAAAGTCCCGCACGAATGGCCTGTCATGTCTGTTCCGTACTTGTGCCGTTTAGATGAGTCTGAGGTGACGTATCTGAGTGGATACCCGACAGGGGCGCATTGGATCAACGAACGGTTGCATGTTATCCACGGAGACAAGGTTGCTTCTGGCGGTTCCACAGCACACAAATATCTGTCAACCGTAAAAACTTCTGTCATCTTTGGACATATCCACAGGCGCGAATGGGCCGAACGAACCCGCGACGATCACGACGGGGCAAGAACCATCTTGGCTGTATCACCAGGCTGTTTAGCGCGTACTGATGGGGCTGTGCCTTCGACTCGTGGTGGGCATGACTTGGATGGTCGCCCGTTGTACCGGTCAGAAGACTGGCAACAAGGTGTAGCAGTGGTGGAGTATGAGCCTGGTGACGGTAATTTTAATTTAGAGTTAGTACCAATCAGGGATGGTTGGGCTAGGTGGCGTGGCAAAGATTATTTATCAAACAACCCGAAAGGAAACAAATGAGTTCAATGAAAGAGTTGTTGTATCAGCGTGAAACAGCAGCGTTTATGATCGCTGAACGTATGGAAGAAATCAAACAGTTGCGGTCAGAGATTGATCGTTTGCGTCAACAGATTCGTGATGTCAGAGCGAGCATTGTATGAGACTGTTCAACATCGGTGACAAAGTAATCCTTGATGACCAGTCAGGCACAGTCGAAGCGATCGTGATGGTTGACGGACAGCAAACCAAATATGATGTGCGCTACGGCAACACCTTCATGCTTGCTGTTGATGTACTCGAAGACGAAATTGAACCGTGGAAAGCAGACGAGGAATGAGCGTCACGGTTGAACTAACCGCATGGGAATACGAACACGCTTGTGACGTTGGCATCCGCAGATATACGGCCAACTGGGGTACTTTCGACGCAGCCCATTACAGCAACAAGGCACTACAAGAAGACAACAGAACAGCACAAGTCGCTGCTGCGGTCTGTGAACTCGCTGTAGCCAAACACACCAACAGGTATTGGTCTGGTCATGTATGGCATAAATCGGAACACCACCTGTATAGAACAATTCCCGATGTAGGGAAAAACATTGAGGTGAGGCGCATAAGAACTAGTAGCGGTGCTGCTGTGAGGAAGCGACAAAACGGTGTTCAAGGTTTGGTTCTGTGGGTTGCGAAACCGGTAATGCCTGAACTCAAATCAGTTGAACTATTTGGCTGGAAAGAACAACTTGAAGCGTGGGAGTTGGGGACACCATCCTCGTATGATCCTGAAAACACACGCACAATTTCTATAAGTCACTTGAATGAGCCACAACAATGATTTACCAAGTACGATGCAACGCTTGTAAAGGTGTGGTCGTTCACGACCCGAAACTCAATGTCGGCTGCTTGTGCGACTCGGATGCCCCGACATGGTGCGGTATCGGCAAAGATGGTCGGCTTATACATTATTCACAATCCGATATGTCCGTGATTGAATACCCTGAATGACTATCTTTGGTCGTCGCAACAACCCTTGCCCATGCAAGACACCCCTACCACAACAACCGTTCTGTGGTGATCGAGGGGTAGAAGATGACGACTGATCACGCATTCGTTCACATCACCTGGCTAGACGCACACTCCGGCACAGACCAATGGACACAAATCGAGAACCTAGACCAAGAAGGATGCCTCGTACACACAGCAGGATTCCTGCTACCAGATGCCAAAGCAGGCCACATCACCATCTACCAGTCACGAACCCCAAGCAACGATGTAGACCATGTGCTACACGTACCTGTGGCTATGGTGCAAACAATCCAAACGATTGACTTGACTTAACTCTGTTACACCCCTAAAGTAAAACTAACTGCAACGACAAGGAGAAATCATGCAGAACAGATACAGAATACCTAAGCCACCCCACGGCAGCCAAGAATGGTTGAACGCACGATGGCAAAACGAAGACGGACAAGTACGGATCACAGCATCAGTAGCCGCCGTAGTACACAACGAACACCGATTCACCACACCAGCAGACCTCGCAGTAGAACTCTTGGCAAAGACACCCCCCGTGCCAAAAGAACAAAACGATGCGATGCGTCGAGGAACAATCCTTGAAGGACCACTCATGTTGTGGGCATCAGAAATCTTGAACGTCACAATCACAGAACCACAAGAACTGTTTTGCTACGAAGAAGAAGGTGTGCGTCTGATGGCAACATTGGATGGCAAAGATTTGTCAGGAAAAATCTATGAACTGAAAACCTATAACAAAAGGTGGAACGGTCAACTCCCCCCATATTGGAAATGGCAAGGAGTACAACAAGCGATCTGCGCTGATGCAAACGAAATCACATGGATCGTTTTTGACTCCGATCTTCAACTGCAATTCCATACACAAACCGTCACATCCGACGAACGCCAACAACACATAGACGCAGTACGCAAATTCTTGGGGTTCATCGACATGGGGATGATGCCGGAAGGTGCTGACCCCACCTACGACAATGCTTCGGCTTTGTACCCCGAAGGATATGAGAACACTGTTGTCTTGGGCCATGAGGTATACAACACTTTAGAGCGTCTGTCTATCGCCAAAGAGCAAATCAAATCTGCCGAGGCAGTACGCGACCAGTTGCAAGGTGAACTGGGTATGCTGCTCGGTGACGCAGAGTACGGCTCGATTGACGGGGTGCAAGTGATTACCTGGAAGAACTCGTCACGTACCTCGTTTGATGCTAAACAGTTTGAGAAAGAACATCCAGCGTTACACGCAAAGTTTAAGAAAACATCAACCTTCCGCACTATGCGGATCACAGCAAAGGAGAGCAAATGAAACTGGAAGAAATCCTCGGCAAGTACGGTGTCCCCGATCCGAAGATCGTAGGCAAACTACCCAAAGCAGGAATGCAACTTGACTTCGTAGGTCACGCAGATGTCACCAAAATGTTGATCGAGATTGACCCTGAGTGGACATGGGAACCAACCGCGTTTGACACCAACGGTCTACCCGCGTACCGTGTTGAGAACGGTATGGCACACATGGCAGGCTGGCTCACCGTGCAAGGTGTACGCCGACTTGGTATCGGCTCAGTCATGCACAACAAACCTGACCTGTTGAAAGAACTCATCTCAGACTTCATCCGTAACTCGGCTATGCGATTCGGTATCTGCTTGGCGTTGTGGACTAAACAAGAATGGGATGACAACCCTCATGTCACAACCAAACCTGCACCGAAACCTGTGGCACTAGACAGCAACCCACTTGTGTCAGCAGAAAACATTGAACGATTCAAAGGTGCCTGCTCTGACGCAGCATTGGATTGGCGTGAGATTGCCAACACTGCTGGTGTCAACCTAGACAACCTGCACGAATCCGATATGGATTTGTTACGTGCCGCATACGCCACAGCCAAGAAAGCGTTGTACGCACCGAAACCTGCGGTCGCACCTGAAGTTGTGGACTCATTCCAAATTGATCCCAACGAACAAATCTTGGATGTAGGTGACGTGTTAGCCAAAGTGGTAGACCTGTTCGCCGGAGCAGAAGTGATCGAAGAATCACGCAACAACCACCCTGCCAACGGCACACCACAAATCAAAGAACCTGGCGCACCAGCCACACCACCACAGTTAGGCAAACTTCGTGCGTTATGTGGTGGAGCAGGTATCACCAGCAAAGAAGACCAACTCTCAATGGCATCAGATCACACGAAACGAACCATCACATCGTTCAATGATCTAACCAAAAAAGAGGCATCAGAACTTATTGGTATTCTTGCCCCGTGAGCAAAAACAAATCTAAAGGCACATCGGGGTTCCCACTTATGGGGTTGCGTAAAAACATCCAACCTAACTTAGACAGGTCTTCTCATCTCATAGGGCAAATCGGTGATGCTGATTTTATTCGATGGGCCGCTAGTCAGGGTTGGCATATCTATAAAGGATTTGACGGTCATTCCCCAGTTGATTATATTGCCGATACTGGGGTTAGTTTGCTGCGTGTGGAAGTAAAACGCATCGAAAGTGTCCAGCACCAGCAAGGCAATTACTATTATGTGACCGTTACGGCACTACGCAAATCAACATTTGATTACCTTTTTGTCTCAACACGACACGGATGTTATTGGATACCGCAAGAAAACTGTCCGGAACAGACAGTAGCAATCAAGGTGGTTGGGGATGAATATGAGCGCAACATATTGCGACCTGGGAAGTACGACAAATACAGAGTGGAGATGCTTACATGAGTAAGGCACGTCAAAAAGGAACGGCGTTTGAGACACTCATCGTTGACTACCTCAAACAGTTCTACCCGAACTGCGAACGACGCGCCCTACAAGGTGCGTTAGACAAAGGTGACATCACAGGTGTAGACAACCGCCTGGTCTTTGAATGCAAGTCACATGCCACCCTCAACTTCTCTGGTTGGTTAACCGAAGCCGAAACGGAACGGGTAAACGCCAACGCAGAAGTTGGGGTTGTGGTTGCCAAACGTCGAGGGTATGGTAAAGCCGAAGATCAGTATGTTGTTTTGACCGTAAAGGATTTTGTTCGGTTGTTGAGAATAACCGAATACTGACGTAACGATCACACAAAGGGGGCCGTTGCATGAATAAGTCCAATGGCGTGATTGTCCTCACACACACTTAGGTGTAGGTGCTGTGTGGGGCGACACCCTTATCCAATAAGCAATCCGACATTTTTGCTATGATAGGAGACACCAATGCGGAAACTTGTACGGCTATTTGCCGTTTCCATAGTAGGGATTATCACCTTCGGCAGCCTCGCATCAGCAGCCAAAGCCCCACTGCCAACCCTTGAACCTCTTAGCGTGGCTGTCCGTGCGTCTGAAGGGGTGTCTGAACCTGCCATCGTGTTCCGTCACGGCGACATTTCATGGCTACCAGAACTAGCCGCCAAAGCAGGCTGGCCACCTAAAACCTGGAAGAAACTAGGGCAGATAATCTTGCGCGAATCCGGCGGATGCCCCACCCGTATCGGCGGGTCTGTCGTAGACAAAGACTGCAACTTGATCCGCATGGCAACGATGTCGCATCCATCAGATACAGGACTTCTACAGGTCAATGGAATCAACTGGGACATCGAGCGAACCAAACTTGCAATCGTTTGTGTCCGTATGAAAGTATGCACACAGGAGGAACTAATGGACCCGATCACAAACCTACGTGCTGGCAAATTGTTGTGGGATGTGGCAGGATGGACTCCGTGGAACCCACAGAAATGAGCCTGCTAGACAACTTCATTCTCGAACTTAAAGACAACAACTTCGGTTGGCAAAACAAAGCAGAATGCCGAGGCGAACTCACCGAACTGTTCTTCATGGACATCGAAGAAATATCTATCAACCACATCAAAATGCGTGAAGCCCGCGCGATCTGCGACCGATGCCAAGTAAAAAAAGAATGCCTTGACTTTGCCCTAATAAACAACATAGATTACGGTGTATGGGGTGGCACATCGCCATATCAACGAAAGGAAATGCGACATGAGCAACGACACAGAGTTTGAACTTGAATACTGGCAGGATCGAGTAGACGCACTCGCTGTCACCAACCAGGCGTTACAAGAAGAACGTGACCGTTACATGGATGCAGCCGAATCACTCGCCAAAGAACTTGACGCACTCAAAGCAACAATGAAACAAGCCGAGTCAGTCATCTCACGACTACGAAACCACATCGCACAAGGTGTAGAACTCTAAGCAACGCCGAGGGGCAACATGAAACCAATACACATCGAACTATTCATTGACCGTTTGTGCGGCCTGTTCCCGACAACAAACATCGCACGTAACACACTCAAATCTGCGTGGACACGCGACGACATCATGCTTGACGCATCAGAAGAAGACGGTAAAGCCGTACTCAAAATGTGTGAATCACTAGCCAAATTCCCTGCATCAATCGGGGAAGTACGCCACATGTTTCGACAAGTTGGCGGTCACATTGGTGGCAAATTCGGCTGCGAACTCTGCGACTACACAGGATGGGATATTGGCAGACAAGAACATCACAACCCCGACCAAACAGACTGCTACCCAGGTTGCGAAACGTTTTACACAATGGAATTTATGGGCGGCACATACGGTTATGTGAAACCATGCCAATGCAGGCAAGCAGCATGAAAGTCCTATCGTTGTTTAGTGGTGTCGGTGGGTTTGACATGGGGTTAGAGAACGCCGGTATGGAAACTGTGTTCCAATGTGAATGGGACAAACACGCGAACAGCATTCTGTATAAGCATTGGCCTGATGTCCCGAAATGGGATGATGTTTCTACCCTGACAGGCAAGCACATTCTTGCTCACGCGCCAGTGATAGATGTTGTTGCGTGGGGTTCACCATGCCAAGACCTCTCTGTTGCTGGTAAACGAGCAGGCTTAGAAGGTGGAAGATCAGGTTTATTTCACGAAGGTATCAGAATCATCAAAGAACTACAGGAGGAAACGAATGGACAATATCCAAGAATCTCTATTTGGGAAAACGTTGTTGGCGCACTTAACTCCAACAGAGGGGCTGACTTCGGGATCATCCTCGATCAAATGGCTGAAGCAGGGGCGGTGGCACTCGAATGGAGTGTCCTGGATGCACAATACTTCGGAATACCCCAACGACGAAGGCGCGTGTTCGTCATCGCTATCTTTGATCCTGTCCTCGCCAACAGATGTCCAAACCCGTTACTACCTGTCTCCGAAAGCCTGCCAGGGCATCTTGCGAAGGGCAAACCGAAGAGGAAAAGTGCTGCCATCACGCCTACAGAAAGCGTTGGAGCAGATGGTGCAATCGTCAATGCCATTGGAGCAAGCCTTTATCACAAATCAACTGTCGTAAATCAGGATGTCAACAGCGGCCATCTCGTAACCGAGGGAGCAATACTTGGTTCAGACATTGTTGGTTCGCTGAATACTTCTGATGCCAAAATGATTAGCAGCCAATATGTGAACGAAAACAAATGTGTTGTTGAACCGTTCGTGAAGTCAAGCCGTGCGCAAACATCAGAAGATTCAAAAACATGGATACCAGGCGACGTCAACCCGACACTCAACTCGTTTGATGTTGGTGACACCCGTGCCACAACAGCCATCTTGTTCAACGATGACCGACGTATCGGGCCGACCATACACGGCGACACAGTATCCACCCTGCAAGCCTTCATGGGAACAGGCGGAGGCAACACACCAATGCTCGCCTTCGATACACAGTTCGGTAGCAACGCCAACGTCACAGAAGATGTCGCACCCACCCTCAAAGCATCTCAGCAATCACCAAGCGTTGCTTATGCCATACAAGGCAATGTGGTCGGCAGACAAGACCACAACGGCCCCGCAGGCAAAGGACACACCGAGGAAGGCGATCCAATGTTCACACTGACCAGCACCGATGTACACGCAGTTGCCTATCCGATAGATACTCGTAATGCCCTACGTGATCCTGAAAAGTATGATGCACAAAACCGTCAAGGACTTGGCATCGGTGCAGACGGCGACCCGATGGCGACACTCACCTCAGCCCATGTGAATGCAGTTGCCTACGATGAATACAACGACACCACCAACGAGGTGCATCAAGCGTTGCGAGCAGGAACAAAACAATCCACAGGTGTGTTGCAAGGCATTGAAGTCGCTGCCACCTTACGGTCAGGTGGTGACGGTGGCGTACCATCAAGCCGAGGTGAACACTTAGTTGCTGAACCAACAATGGCTGTGCGTAGGTTGACTCCGTTGGAGTGTGAACGGTTAATGGGTTGGCCTGATGACCACACCAGATACAAAGCCGATGGCACAGAACAAGCCGACACCCACCGATACAAACAATGTGGCAACGGAGTCGCATCACCAGTAGCCCAATGGATCGCCAAACATATTTTGGCTATCTGATGAACAAACAAACCTGGTGTTGCCCACAATGCAAACAAACCATCACCACCTACATTCGACTTGTTGAACCACCCGTATGTGATAACAAACATCGACCACTACCAATGGAGAAAAAGTGAACTTACTAGACATCATCGCCGCTACCGAAGCCAAAAATCAGGCAATCGCTACCGTTACCAACAACGCCGACCAGACATGGCTCACAGCCTGCTACAACGTGATCGTACAAATCGCTACCACTACCGACACCTTCACTACCGACACAATTTGGCAGGCACTCGAAAACGCGGCACTACCGACACCACACGAACCCCGTGCGATAGGTGGCGTACTACGACAAGTTGCCGCTGACGGACTGATTTGCCCTACCGATACTTACCAACCGTCGGCGCGTGTAGCGTGTCACTCGCGGCCTGTCCGTGTTTGGCGGCGCGTATGAACGATCAACCGTCACTATTTGATATCACCGATCCGTACCGTGCCGGCGATAATCCGTTGGCCGACTGGACCGACCCGCAGATCGAACACTTGATATCGGTATGGAAAAAAAATATCGAAAACAATCCTTGACATTCCGGCGGCGGTGGGTAATACTCTTATCAGCCCCGCTTGACGGGGGAACACTTGGGAGAGTGTATGACCGAAATAACCGTTACCCGTAACGTATTTACGATACGTGAATTACCCGATAAGGCAGGCGCGTTAGAACAAATACGCACCGATCTTTACGATTACATTGAGAGTGACGAGATCACAGATCACCTAAACGGCGAACTGTATTACGCACTCACTGGCACACACGACGGACAGATCAGCAAAAAAGAATTGACTAAGCGTGTTGGTCTACTCATCGAATGGTCGTTGTCACACTGTCAAGGTGACGGAGTGGCGATCTACGGCACACTCAATAGTGATGACGCACCCAACGTGAAATGGCACGGCGCAAGCACCGCCACGTTCACCCGCAATAGTCACGGCCACCATTACAGCCACGAACACTGTATGACTGTCGCATTGTTCAGTTATGACGAAGCCGGTTACGAGATTGACGCAGACAAGGAAACCACCGAAACGTTTGCCGAACAATTCCGTGATCTATGCCGCGAATTAGCACGATCAGGTTACGCGGAGATCGAATACGCAACCAGTATTGACGCAGCATACGATTACCTTGACAACAACCTGCCGCGCCGGTTCTTAGAAGATGGTAGTTATGCCCCGACAGAGTTCTGGGGGGAATGATGACCACCACTACAGCACCCGCTTGGCGTTACTACCTATCACAACTAGCCGGTACGCCTTGCGCGGAATGTGCCACTTGCGGAATGATCTACGTCTATTGGGAAACCGATGACCTGGAATATCACACTCAACAACACGAAATGGAGACAGCACAATGAACATCAAAGACGTTATTGACGGTAAAGAATTCCGGACAGAACTAGCAAAACTTATACCGAATTACAGTATGGGCATGGATAATGACGGACAAATTATTATCTACACCAACCTTACCGACGCACCGTATGACGATTATATGGAAATGGACTAACCATGAACTTACGCGCATTACAACAATTCGCCAACGACATACTTGGCGCACCACAACCCACAACAAAACAATTTGTAGCACAATGGGGGTTCTGCCCGCACCAAAACGGCAAACTATGCGCCGACTGCCTATCCGACCCGTCGCAACGATCATACGACTGGGGCGATATGGTCGATCTCACCCACGAACGCCAGGTAGCGATATTTAGTTGGTGTTCGTGCGAGGACAACGAAGGTAACGAAAACCCGTATTCTGATTGCCCGACACAATGACCGACAGCATCATATTCCGCGCTACCACTACCACCACCATAATCACAGCACTAATATGTGCCGCGACAGTAGGTGCCAACGCTGGCTACATCTGGTGGGCAACAATGCTTGTGTCGATCTACCCGTTCGTACACTTGGCCTACCGACACCAACAAAACCGCCGCTAACAAGTACCGGTAGTGGCAGACCACTCCCAACGGCTACCACTACTGCTACCGTCACCACGACCGACTACACTGCCAAGAAACCCGATACCGCGTCACCAATGGCCGCGCGTGTCGATCTAGTGCTAATGGCCGGCAGCGTGATCTAGTGACCGTGCCATTAGTGGCCGATCAAATCGCCGGCAGTGTGATCTAATTGCCGATCTAGTCACAACTAGCCGCCGATCTAATTTCGATCTATGGCAAACGATCACACCAGCGCACCCCGCCAAAAATAAATAATAGAAAGACTTGACAGCAGGCGCGAAATATGATCTAATCAAATAGCGCACGAAAACCGCGAGCGCGAACCGTTGGGAGACGGGCAAATTATGCCAATAAACTATAAAGAAATCGCACTACAGATGAACCGCCTTTATTGTATTGGGGAGGGCCACGTCGCCGGCGATCTACTTCTAGACGCGATCAGAAACGACAACGACGACGACGACCAGCCACGCAACGCAAACAGCCGAAAAGACTTCAGCGACTACGTGCTATTCATGCTAGATCGAATACGCGAAAACCTAAACAAAGAACTAACAACACTCACCAACGAAATCGAGAAATGGATAGAAACACAATGAGCAACACAACCAACACCGCCCGCGACTATTGCCGGAACATAGGCAGAGAATTAGACGCACTTGACTTTATTCTCGCGCACTCAGGCCGCGATCTAGACGACGTACCAGCCGCAGCCTACGCCGAAGCGATCAACGAACTAGAGACAGACATAGATCTCGACGCTTGCGAAATCGTCGCCCGATACCTAAACGAAACCGCGTTAGAAATGAAAATTTTACGCGCCGACGACCACCAGCAAACCCGCGTAGAAATCTTGCGCACTTGTGGCGGCCCGCATTGTGAGATCACCCGCGACAGCAATGATGGCTACATAGTCGCGGTAACAACGTACGACGGACACGACCAAGCCACAATCCGCAACAGTTACCGCGAATTGGCAAACTATCTTGACGAGATAGCCCAATGACCGAACTCGAAGCAATCCCACTCACCGCGCTAGTCATGGCCTCGCCGTTCATCATTGGCGGCATAATCGGCCAACTAACAAGCCACCGCAAACCCCGCACCAAATACACGAACGCCGAACTAATCGCCCGCCGGCGCGCACAGATCGAGCGCAACAGCGCACGAAAAACAACAACCCAACAGAACAGGACAAAAACAAAATGAGCAACGACCAAAAAACCCAACTAGGCCAGATCACCGGCACACTTCGAGACCTCGCGCAAGTGTTCGCGATCGTCACACCATACGCCAGCACCGAGAAGCAGGCTTTACAACTGGCCACGATCACCGGCGGAGTAGTTGAGTGTTGCGATAGTTACGCAGCAGTAAAACACACCACCGGCGAACAGATCACAACAACACCGGACAGGTTCACACTGCCAGCCAGCGAAGTGTCCAAAGCACTTACAGCAGCAGCCAAACTAGCGGGGAAACACGCCGGCCAAGTCACAGCCACATTGACCGCCACGCCGGAAGCGTGGACACTCACAACGAGCGCAGGCCAAACCCACACCGGCAACAACCCACAACACGAAACAGCCAACACCGGCGCGATATGGCGAGACGCACAAACCAGCACCGAAACCACGTTCGAGCCGTTCAGCCTGGCAGCGTGGCAGATCGAACGCCTCGCCAAAACCACAAAACAGGCCGCCAACAACGACCAACCCGCAACACTCACCAACTACAGCACCAGCACTAAACCAGTCATCTACACAATCACAACAGCCACCAGCACAACTACAGTGCTAGTAATGCCAACCAAAACCAAATAGGAGACACCCACAACAGAACCACCACCACCCAGAGCGACATCACGCCGCTCGCCCTGCCGACTTGATCGGCCACCAATGCCCGCCCGCACCCCCCGCCGGCGGGCATTGCGCTATCCCGCCACAAGTCGAAGCCACAACAACACCAACCACGAACTAGAGCCACCAAAGGCTAGGCGATCGCCGGAAATACTTACTTATTGCCGGCAGCAGGCCACTTGTCGAGCCGTATTGGGTAGCCCCCACCCATTAGACCGGCCAAACCAAACGACAACCGCACGCCCAGCAGACCGCGAACACTTGCCACAGACACCGCGCACACTGTACGACGACTGGGGTAGTGCCGTGGGCACCCGCCCCTCTATATATCTATAATCTCTTGTGTCGGTGTTTGGTTTTGTTGGTCACTCTGAGTGGTTGACCCCTTGCACTTGGGAGGTGGGTGGTGGGTTGACCACTGTGTGTGGTTTCGGGTTTGTATCGTGTTGGGAGATATATGCACAAGTGTGTATCTCTCGGAGTGATGGCGGCCAAAGAGTGATGGTGTTTGCTCCCCCCACGGTTCGCTCCTGGGAGCAGGTCGCCGTAGCCAAGAGTTTTAGCCGACACCTTTATTTTGATGAGTTGACGTTCATCACGCTGCTTGATCTATTAATTAGATCATCGAACCACGTTTCCGTGGATGATTGTCCCGCCCTGTGCAACGAGGGTACGACCGTGGAGTAATGGTTTGTCGTCATCCCGACGAGTGTGAATGTTGAGTGTAGCAGATGTTTTTAATGTTGGTGGGCGAGGGGAGAACCGGAGTTAGTAACCCGACGAAACTATCTCAACGGACACACCCACCAACAGGTGTATGATAGCACCACAATGACTGCTGGAAGATCAGGGCGACGACAAATACCGCCACAAGATGTTGCACGTTTTTGGCAGGCACGGGCATCAGGTATGTCGATCAAAGATGCAGCAAAAATTGCTGGTGTGCATATCAACACCGCACAAAAATGGGACTCCAAGAAGCGCAAAGTAAAGGCAGAGTTAGAGTTGGCGAACCTTGATGGGGCGTTGATCCGCAAAAAGGGTGGTGGCGTACAAGCAGATCAGTGGCAGAAGGTTATGGATGTGTCCGATCTGCCACCGGTTATTCCGTATGACCGACTAAAACCTGAAGCGCAACGGGCGTTAACCGATTTTGATTATTTCCGTAGACGCTATTTGGGTCGTGTGCCTAGTCCGTGGCAGGTTGATGCCGCATATCAGATCGAAGCATGGCTGTTGAATGATGATAAAGAGTTTGTGGTGTTGAACTGTCCCCCAGGTGCAGGCAAATCCACGTTGTTCCATGATGTGGCTGTGTGGCAGATAGTGAAGAACCGCAAGATTCGTGTGATGATCGGCTCGGTGTCGCAGGCTTTGGCAAAAATGTATTCGCGTCGTATCCGTGAAACCCTTGAACGCCAATTCCCGTTAGACCCTGACCCTATCCTGATAGACAAAGGGTTAGCAATCAAAGCCGAAGCATGTTTGGCTATAGATTTTGGTAGGTTTAAGCCATCAACAAGTGGTAGTCTGTGGAGAGCCGAAGAATTTATTGTCGAACAGGAGGACATGGGTGGACTGGACAACAAAGAACCTACTGTTAGTGCTTACGGTATCGAGTCTGAGTTCATTGGCCACCGTGCGGATCTCTGTCTATTTGACGACGTTGCGAGTCCGGAAAATGCTAAAGAAAGTGCGGCGCGAGATAAACTTATCGAACGTTGGGACTCAATGGCAGAAGCCCGTGTTGACCCAGGTGGACTCCTCGCAGTCATTGGGCAAAGACTTGGACCACTTGACCTCTACGCGCACTGCCTCTCCAAAATCACGTACGAAGATTTTGAAGACAACTACGACGGATCAGACACCACGGACATCTCCGAAGAAAAAGAACCCCTCAAAAAGCACAAGTACCACCACCTCATCTACAAAGCGTATTACGAAGAACTAGACACAGGTAAACTTTCTAAACGGAACACAGCAGCCGCATGGCCTGTTGGACCGTTACTTGACCCGTACCGTCTTTCATGGAAAGACTTATCGTATGTGAAGCACTCTAACCCTGCGAAGTTTGCTGTGGTGTATCAGCAAGAAGATCAGGCTGAAGGCAACTATCTCATTGAACGGGTGTGGGCGACAGGTGGGGTGGGTGCTGATGGTGTGATGTATCCAGGGTGTATTGACAATGATCGTAGACCAGGACATATCCCACAAAACTTGCAGCCACCACTTATCTCGATTGCTTCGGTTGATCCGTCACCAACAATGTTTTGGGCTATCCAATGGTGGATCTATCAACCTGAAACCAACCTACGCTTTCTGATTGATTGTGAGCGCGTCAAACTTACTGCTGAAGGATTGTTGGGATACGACATTTCAGGGCGTACCTATTCAGGGATCATGGAAGATTGGCAGAACAGGTCGTTTGAATACGGGTATCCAATTTCTCATTGGATTGTGGAAGTGAACGCT